CAATACAACCCTATTTTATTCAATAATTTATCTAAAAAATTTAATTGGCTATGAAAATATACTTTGAAGGAGTCTATACCGTTGTCGAAAAGATGACAGAAAAGCAAAAAAATGAACTTCGTAGGTTGCAACCGCAAAAATATATCACTATCTTTGGCGATGAGAAGCCTGAACCTATTTTAGTTTCTGTTAAAAATGTCAGCACGGTAGTAAAAAAAGCTGCAAAAACAAAAAATAAAAGGAAATGAAACTATCATTAGCCGAAATAATCAAAAGAAATGTTGTAAAACTTGATAAAGAGAAAGGTATTTACAACAATGGAATTGACAACTCGTATCCACAAAGAGTGGAGCGTTTGATCAATAACTCCGTAACCGCAAAATGCGCAGCTGATAAGCTAAAATCTTTTATTATTGGTGATGGTTTTGCCGATGAATCGCTTAATAGTATAGTCGTTAGCTCTAACGAGTTGGGCGATGTTACACTTTACAAGTTACTTTCACAAATTGCTCACGATATTAGCCGACAAAAAGCTGCAGCGGTTCAGGTTGGTTATAATGCTTTAGCGGAAAAAACGAGCATCGAATTTGTACCGTACAAGTATTGTCGTTATGGTAAAAAAGATAGTAACGATTATAGCGGATTTATACACGTGTACGATAACTGGGAGAAGTCGGCGGACATGAAATACAACCTAAAAGATGTAGAAAAAATTAACGCTTACAACCCACTACAAAACGTCGTACAAAGCCAATTTGAGAAATATGGTCGTAATTACAAAGGACAACTATCTGTACTTCGTTTAGACGACGAGATGGTATATCCTTTGAGTTTCATTGATACGGTAATTGAAGACGCTGATACTGAAAGCCAAATCAAACTATTCAAAAATACAGAATTGCGCAAAGGTTTTTTCGCTAAATACATAATGTATCACAGCAAATTTAATACTATTGAAGAACAAGACGCAGCAAAGGCTATTTTAAAGAAGTTTGAAAGTGGCGACCACGAAAGCTCTATCTTAATGCTCGAAGCTGAATTTAACGCTGATGGCACAATGGTTGAGGGCTCGTCGGTTAAGTTTGATAAGCTCGAACAGAACATTAATAACGACTTATTTAGTACTTACGAAAAAACGGTTAGCAATAACATTCGTAAAGCCTTTTTAAATATACCTTCTATTTTAATTGAGCAACAAGAAGGGTCTTTGTTTGGGTCGTCTGGCGAAGCAATGGAAACGGCTTTTAGAATCTATAACAGCGAAACCTATAACATTCGATTCCTTGTATCTCAATGGCTAACTGATTTATTTAAAAATTCAGTTACTGATAAATTAAGTGGAGTCAACTTTGAAATTAAACCTTTAACACTAAAATAATATGGCATTCTGGGATATAGCTGAACAGCAAAATATAAAACCTCTTGATATAACATCGGCGAATAAGGTTTTTCCTCAATTACAGCGTGAGGTAGAGGCAAATGATTTACAATCTTATTTGGGCTTTGAGTTCTATCAAGAGCTTAAACGCAACACGTCAAACTATGCCACGCTTTTAAATGGTGGCGAGTATCAAGTCGGTGGAGTTACATATACTTTTAGCGGTTTGAAGTACGTTTGTGCCTATTTATTGTATGCGAGGTATGTGAAACAATCTTACGTTAAAGACACGTTTAGCGGCTTTGTAAAACACACTGGCGATGGTTTTCAATCTATATCGGCAGGAGAAATAAAAAACCAAGCAGCGGAATACGAGCAAGTTGCTGGTAGCTACTGGGAGGAATGCAAACACTATTTAGACACGCTTTCGTTGCCTTATTTCCCAGAGAAAAAAAGTAAAACATTCAAATTTGATTCACTATGAGCAATCCGATAAAAAAGTTACAAGGCGAGGATATAGAGTTTGTTATGTCATTCCAAGAAGGAACGGACATAACCATTACAGGCTTTGATATGTTTGATAGTATAACGTGTCAAGCGTGGACGAGCAACTACCCTGTTAATGATATAGCTGTAACAGTTACAAATGAAACGGTAATTGGTAGTATTTCCGCTTCTATGACCGCTAAAATGTACGGTCAATTGATGCTGTTTTTTACCTTTACAAAATCAGGCAAAACATATAAGACTAAAATAAACACAGATTTATTCATAGATAAGCAACTACCATGAGCGACTTCAATACAACCATATCTTTTGATGTTTTTAGCGTTTCTTTGTCATTCGTTGACGAGGGGACATTCGTTGTTGTTAAACAATACGTTGATGAGAAATTAGCAACCAAACAAGATACGCTAATTGCAGGCGAAAATATAACTATTGTAGATAATGTTATAAGCTCAACAGGCAGTGGAAGTGTTGACCACGACCAAACTCGCGATAAGAATGGTAACCCTTTATTTTTGCACGCCACACAAGCACAACACGACCGTTGGACGAATAATTATACCTACAAGATAGAAGATACAAGCGTATCAACTTGGGCGGCTTCAACTGCTTACGCTGGCTATGGTTATCAGGCTCAAATAAATATAGCCGATTTAAGCGAGTTTGATAGTGCCAATGTAGTATTTAGTCTATTAGATGCTATTAGTGGCAATTACGCCCCTGCAATTGAGATTTATAGCGACTATATTTTAGTATTTGCAAAAGTGAATGCAACAATTACAATTCCAACCATCGAAATAACAAAGATAGACTTATAATTATGAAAATAGGAAGAACTAACGCAATAACCATTTCAGGTGGTGGTACGACAAAAAGCCCTTACGATGAATGGCAGGAAGGATTTGGTTATAATTGGGACAGTGTAGTATCAAACGCACCGATGACGAATACTCTACGCCTTTTGCATGTATATACTAAAATAGAGCTTCTTAAAATGTATTCCATTTTTCCAACAGGAGCTGAAATATACACATATAACGGTAGCGTTTATCGCCAAATAACAATGGATACAAACAAAAGATTAGCGTTCATTGAAGCCGATTATATCACAAATACAAGCGATAACCTTCAATACGTGTGCGTTGTTTATGGTAATGTAAACTGGGGTGACTACTGTTTTAACACGTATTTGCCAGTCGTTTATTCAAATACTAAAAATAGTCCTGGTGATACGTACGTAAATTTAATAAATATAGGAGGTGGTCAAACATTTGCTTTATACCCGTATTTGCGTGGTGTTGATTGCTATACGATTGGTGATATTCAGATAGGTAATTCGTTGGAACATCTGACAACGCAGAATTATGATACAACTATCCAAATTGCACGTGTTGCAGGGTCTGACCAACAAGCACGCATTTTGAAAGATTTAATTGATAATGCACCTATTGGAACAACAATCACGCTTGCGCCTGGTTTCGTTCAATACGTATTATTATATATTTCTGATGAAAAATTAGCCGATTGGTTTTATAATGATTTATGTTACAATAAATTTAGTGGCGTTAGCTATCAATATGGCTTTCCTATATCCAATGTGGTAAAAAAATTCAATATAAATCCAAATATAATTTTTAAAGGAAATTCGTATTTATCAGCAATGCCAAATATGGTCTATATTGAAGGTTTTATCGAAGAAGACATAACGCAAACAGATGCGAATGCTGGGATGTGTAATTTTAGAAATTCAGGCTGGCGAATGTTGCAGAACTTTCCGATGTGGAAGGTTATAGGGTCGGCTACTACTGGATGCTTATTACCAATGACTAAGCAAACAGTTGTAAATAATTATTTGTCTGGTTCTTTTCGTTTTTATTCTACAAATTTAGAAGCAAATAAGTTTTGTGAATTTGACGAAAATGGTATAATAGAAGACCCAACTAAATACTTTATATGCAATTTGCCAATAGAAACGGAAACACACGCCAACATACAAGTGAAATTTGACGATTTAACATTTAAGAATAACTATACAGCCGCACAACAAAGTGCAATATCAGCGTATTTAACAAATAAAAAATGGAGTTTGCAATGGTAACAAAAATAATAACAAACGAACATGGCGAACCACTTTATAAAGAAGTAACGCCAAGTGAAGGCAACGCCTTATTTTGTCAGGGTATGGAAGAAATAGAAGATGCTTTTTATTTTATTTCGATGCCTTTGGAATGCGACGAAAATGAATTGATTGAAAAAAGTATTAACTTATAAAAACCATTCAAAAATGGAGAAATTATACACGGCTGTACAAGGAACGCTTATAGGGATAGCCACTGCAATAGCAGCTTATTTTGATAGCACATTTAGTTTTGTTTGTGCTTTAATTTTGGCTTTTTTATTTAACATTTTAGCAGGATTTAAAGCCGATGAAGTCAAAATGAATATCAAAAGAATTTTTCCGCCTGATTTTTTTGACAATTTTAACGGAAACAAGCTCAAGGATAGTTTAATGGAGTTGTTTTTAATTACAACTATAACTTTCCTATTAAAAGGTATAATTGACTTGATGCAAAGACAAGATTTTAGTACTTATGCTGTTCAGTTTCTCATTTCGATTGCAATTTATTATTACTTTAGAAATGGGTTGCGTAATTTGGTCAAAGTTTATCCTAAAGTCAAATTTTTAAGGCTTGTTTATTATCTTATAGCATTTAAATTAAAAGAAATTATCGGAAGTGATTTGTCGGATATTGTTGAAAAAGCAGAAAACGAACAAGAAAAAAATGAATAAAATAACGATACAAATTAAGCGTTTTGCACTCAAAGAAACGTACACTATTGGCAAATTATACGTCGATGGTGTTTATGTTTGCGATACTATTGAGGACAAGGTGAGAGTGTTAAACAGCGCAAAGGATAAGGTTTACGGATTTACTGCAATACCACGTGGAGAATACAAAGCCGATGTAGCGTTCAGTAATAAATTCAGATATAATGTTGTGCGCTTGTTTGGCGTTCCGTATTTTGAAGGCATTTACATTCACAAGGGCAACACGGAAAAGGATAGTTTGGGCTGTATAATTGTCGGATATAATGATAAAAAAGGTTGGGTATCACGCCCAACGGAAGCGATGACTAAATTAATGGCAGCCATTGAAGGATACGACGAATTAAAAGTGATCATACAATGAAAAAAGAACAAAACGGCATTTTATTTTTAGCCTTGATTATTTTGGTAAGGCTTATAATGTTACTAACGAGCTGCAAAACAAAGCAAACGAGCGTAACAACGTACGAGAATACGAAAGATAGTACCAATGTATCAACGGAAAAAATAAACGCTTTAGATAGCCTTAAAATCAACGATAGTACAACCATCAAAATAATTGACGAGAAAGTAATATCAAGTTTTTCAAATGGTCGGACAACAGAAATAACACTCGACAGCTCCGCTTTATTCACTTTGGCTTCTATTTTAGACGGCACTGCTTATTTACCTGTTACGTCTGTAAAAATAACAGAGGCAAATACAAGCGATTTAACGACCTCAAAAGTTACAACTGATAAAAGTATTGCAAAAGATATTATAAGCGTAAAAAAAGGCTCGTATGAAGCGACAGATAGCACGAGCGTAAACGATAGCACTATTGCAACAATAGAAACAAGTAAATCGGTAAGCGGTGGCGGCTTTATGTGGGGTATTCGTGTCGCTATTATAATAGGTATTCTTTTATTATTGATATTTCTATATTTTAGATTTATAAAATAAGTGGTTTTTTCATAGTATTTAAGTGTGTGAGGGTGTCGGCTGTGAAGTCTGCACCCTTTTTTTGTGACATTTAGTAGATATAAATGTTAAAATATGTTAAGTTGTTATAGTTGTAATAAAAATAATTACAAGTAAGTGCGTAAAGTATTGTGGTTGTGTTAGTTAGCAAA